TGGATACAATCAACGAATGCGATAAATTAAACAAGAACAAAATCCTTTTAGAACAAGGTATTAGCGAAGCAAAATTGAAAAAAGAAAAGAACAAAAATAAAATTTCTTCTCTTAAAATTGATATCGAAAAACTAAAAGAAGACAAGGAAGAATACTACAAAAACGAAGAGTGGATGAAACAGCTTCGCAATATCGAGGAAGAGAAATCTAAAATTGAAAAAAGTGTAAAATTGGCAAAGGCAAAGCTGGATGAGTGCGACAACAACACTTCAAGTTTTACTATGCAGAAAGGTGTTTTAACACAAAAGATTACTCAACTAGAAGAGCAAAGACAAGAGCTAGAGAATCTAAGAGATGAGTATAGTGCGTTTGAATTATTTTCTAAGTGTATGCATAGCAATGGGATTGTTTATGATATTATTAAGCGTCGTTTGCCCTTAATCAATCAAGAAATGGCAAAGATCTTGGCTAATATAGTTAATTTTGATGTATTCTTTGAAGATGATGGTAAGAAATTGGACATTTATATCCAGCATCCAAAGTATGGCCCAAGGCCATTAGAACTTGGTTCTGGTGCTGAAAAGTCTATTGCTTCTATCGCAATTCGTCTTGCTCTTATCAAGACAAGCAGTTTGCCCGTTGGTGATATATTTATATTAGACGAACCTGCCACTGCTCTAGACGAAGAGAACATGGAAGGGTTTACAAGAATTTTGGAGATGATTAAAAATAATTTCAAAACTGTTATAATCATTTCACATCTAGATGCACTAAAAGATGTTGTAGATAAACAAATCACTATTGATAAGATAGATGGATTTGCCAAGGTTAATATATAGGAGAAAAAATGTCAGAAGAACAACTAGCAGAATTACCAACTAGACAACGCCTAGTTCATAAAATGAAAGTTAAAAGTGAAGCGGTCATTGATCGCTCACTACACAAGGTAGTTTCCAGAAAGCTTCTTGTGTGGGGAACAGCAACAGCAGCAATGTTTATGGGAATGGTTGATGCTACTAACTGGGTAGATGTTTGCATGGTTTATATCGGCAGTGAAGCTGCCGCAAACATGGTTATGGCTTTGAGAGGTAAAAAATGAATAAATTAAAAGCAGCTTGGAATTGGGTAAAAGAAAAGTGGTGGATTCCACTATCAGGAGTGGTTGTATTGGGTGTTGCTCTTTTATTTCGCCCAAAGACGACTTCATTGCACGAATTTATGAAAAACGATAGAGAATTAGAAAAAGAAACAAATAAGCATATAAATGAACTAGAAGAAGCAACAGACAAAGAAGCTGAGAATATCAGACAACGAACAGAAGCAGCTGTCAAAAAAGTAAGAACAGCTAAAGGTAAAAAGCAAGAAGAAATTTCTAAAAATAGAAACGAATTAGAGAATTCATTATCGCAAAAAACAAATGAGGAGTTAGCAGAAATGCTAAGGAAAGAAGATGAAGTATGATAAAGAATTCGCTTTTTACTTTTTGTTTATTTATGTCCTCGCAAGCTCTAGGGCAAACAGCAATAGACGAAGGCCAATCCGCACCAGAAGATGGCGTTTTTTATACAAACGCTCAAGCAGCAAAGATGATAGCGGACAAAAAAGCTTTAAAAGAAAAACACAAGTTAGAATTAGAGTCACAAAAAGAAGAGTCAGCCGTAGTTTGCGATGGAGAAAAGAAAATAAAAGATCTATATTTAGATATGGAAAAAGAAAGATCCAAGCTATTATCAGACTTAAAAGACAAACAAATAGAAAATCTTTACAAGCAATTGGAACAAGAAAGTCATGATTATAGTATGCTTTGGTTTGCAGGAGGAGCAACAGTTGGCGCTGTAGCTTCTGTTGCTATTTTCTTTGCTGCCACACAAGTGGATAAAATGCCATCACTGACGGGGAATTAATATGGCCTGGAAACCTAAAAGAGACATAGAATATATTGGAAAAGTAGAAAAAGCAATTACTGAAAAGTATGGTGAAGAGGCTACCATCAATCCTCGTTCTCTCTGGGATGAGGAAAAAGAAAAAGAATACTTAGAACAAGCAAAAGAAAACGCTAGTAAATATTATGAAAAAGAACAAGACGATGATATTTTAGAAAATGATGGTATTTTTATTTCGAAAAAACTAATTAATAAAAGCAATGCCAAGTCTTGTCCAACTTGCGATAAGTATTTGGCCGATAACAGAGATTCTGTTTATATACTTAAATGGGATTGCTGTTATAAATGTTTTATAAATTATGTTGATGGACGCGAAGAAAGATGGAAATCAGGTTGGCGTCCAGAAAGGGAGTAAATATGTCAGAAAAAGTAAGAGCAGCAGATCTAATCGAGGAAGCTATCAAGGAATTACAGCTAACCATAAGAGATGCTGAAAAGGCTGATGCTGGCAATGTATCTGCAGGTGTAAGAACTCGCAAGAGAATGCAAGAAATTATTGGAAAATTAAAAGACGTTAGAAAAGTTATTTCTGAAGTCAAACATGCTTTAAAGGCTGAAAAGGGAGAATAAAAATAAATGGCAACAGTAATGGAAATTATCCAAGGTCTTTCTCAAGTAGCTGCTAACAGCTATGATGGAGCAAGAGAAGAAGATGGTTCTAGAAAAATGATGGGACTTAAAAGAGACGAAGAAGTTCCTTTGACTGATAAAAGAGTTATCGATGGCTTCAAAATGAGATTGCATCATGGAAATAAACTTTGTGTTATGTATACAACTGAAGTTCTTTTAAGCGAAATTGCTGAAAAAGGAAAATACGAAGATTCCCTTCTCCAAGATGTTGCCGATGTTGTCTCTTTTATCAAAAAAGAATTCCGTAAAGTTACTGGCTCTTCTCTTTCTCTTACAGAACTAAAAGACAAGAAGCCAGAATTTGACTTCATGCAAACTTCTCTTGTTCGCACAGAAGTAAAAGTTACATGTCACTATGAAGTTGGTGGACTACAAGATCCATCAGAAGAAAAAGATGCTTTCCGCGAAAAAGCACTTAAAGGCATGGAAAAGTGGTTGTCTCTAGCTAGCGATAAAAGACCACAAAACGATACAAGAAAGCCAGAAAAGAAAGATAAATAGTCTCTTTTGGGAAAACTTACAAGAAACCCAACTATTTAATAGATAGTTGGGTTTTTTTATGCCAAGAATTTCAAAAGAAACAATGAAAGCAGAGATAAGAAAGTGTGGACAAGATCCCGCTTACTTTCTCAAAAATTATGTTAAGATTAGCCATCCTCTAAAGGGTTTAATTCCTTTTACCACATACGATTTCCAAGATGATTTATTAAACGATTTCAAGGATCATCGTTTCAATATTATCCTTAAAGCAAGACAGCTAGGTATTTCTACTATTGTCGCTGGTTATGCTGCTTGGATGTTGCTGTTCCGTCGTGAAAAGCAGGTGATGGTTGTAGCAACAAAATTTAAGACAGCAGCCAACCTTGTTATTAAGGTTAAAAAGATGCTTAAGACGCTGCCTGATTGGATGATGATTGCCGATATCAAAATCGATAACCAAAGCTCATTTGAACTTTCTAATGGTTCTAAAATCAATGCTTCTACCACATCAGCTAAAGATGCTGGTCGTTCCGAATCTCTTTCTCTTCTTGTAGTTGACGAAGCAGCATTCGTAGAAGGCATGGAAGAGTTGTGGACAGGTATTCTTCCTACAATTACCACTGGTGGTCGCTGTGTCGCTCTATCAACTCCTAATGGTGTTGGTAACTGGTTCTATAAAACTTATACAGATGCAGAAGCAGAAACAAACTTATTTAATGCTATTAATCTTCCATGGAACGTTCACCCTGATCGTGATGAAGAATGGTTCCGAGAACAAACAAAAAATATGAGTAAGCGAGAAATCGCACAGGAATTTGAATGCTCTTTTAACATGTCAGGTGAAACAGTTGTATCGCCAGATGATATGACTAGGATGACTGACTCTGTATTAGAACCAAAACATAGAACAGGGTTCGATAGAAATTATTGGATATGGGAAGATCCACAACCAGGTGTGGGATACCTTGTGAGTGCTGATGTTGCCCGTGGCGATGGAGCAGATAATTCTGTTTTTCATGTGTTTAGAATTGATACATTTGAACAAGTTGCAGAATATCAAGGAAAGCCAAATCACGACATGTTTGCTATGATGCTTAACTCAGTAGGCAAAGAGTATGGTAACGCTCTATTGGTTGTAGAAAATAATAATGTTGGTTACAATGTTCTTGACAAATTGCAAACTTTGGAGTATCCTAACCTTTACTATTCAACCAAAGGTTCACACGAATTCGTAGACAACTATACAGCTGAGTTTGCTAGCAGCGTTGTTCCTGGTTTTTCCACAACATCCAAAACAAGACCTCTCATTATAGCAAAAATGGAAGAGTTTATAAGAAACAATATAATTAAAATAAACTCTCCTAGATCATTAAGAGAATTTCAAACATTCGTATGGAATAACGGAAAACCAGAAGCTATGCGTGGATATAATGATGACTTAGTGCTCTCTCTTTCTATTGCTTGTTGGGTTAAAGATGTTGCTCTTACAACCAATAAAAGAGAAAATGCTTATACAGCAGCCATGCTTGGCTCAATGATAAAGGCGAATACACAGATTAACACAACCATACCAGGTATGGTAGGATATAAGCAAACTTCAGATCCATTTAAGAAGTCAGTAACACAACAACAAGATCAAGCCAAAAAACAAATGGAAGAATTCTTTTGGCTTTATAAGGGATAACTAAATGGCAGATAATGAAAACAAAAATAATCCAAGAAATCCAGAAAGCTCTCTGTTCAAGCAATTGACAAGACTTCTCTCTGGACCTCTTATTAATAGAAGAACTCAAATTTATCGTAAAGAGCGTCGTCAAGAGCTTGACAAATACGCTTTTAAGTTTAAATCTGCTAGTGGAAAGGAATTCAAGAAAAGTCTTTATAATCCTTTTGAGTCGATTCAGTCAGCTATGGCAGCAAACTACAATCGTGGTGAACGATATAGCGAATTCGATCAAATGGAATATACTCCAGAGATAGCTTCTGCTCTTGATATTTATGCCGATGAAATGACAACCTCTTCTACACTAGAAGCTATGATGGTTGTTGAAAGTCCCAATGCTGAAATCAAAGAAATTTTAGAAAATCTTTATTTTAAAGTTTTAAATGTCGAGTTTAACCTCTTTGGTTGGTCCCGAAATATGTGTAAATATGGGGACTTCTTTTTGTATCTAGATATTGACGAAACTATGGGAATCAAAAATGTTATTGGTCTTCCTGGTCATGAAGTAGAAAGACTAGAAGGCGAAGACGAAACAAACCCAAACTATATTCAGTATCAGTGGAACAGCGCCGGTATGACTTTTGAAAACTGGCAGATAGGCCATTTTCGTATTCTAGGTAACGATAAGTATAATCCATACGGAACTAGCGTTTTAGAGCCAGCCAGACGCATCTGGAGACAGCTTACCCTGCTAGAAGATGCAATGATGGCTTATCGTATCGTTCGCTCACCAGAGCGTCGTGTATTTAAAATTGATGTAGGAAATGTAGATCCGCAAGATGTAGAGCAATACATGCAAAAAATCATGACTACAATGAAAAGAAACCAAGTTGTAGATCCTGAAACAGGCCGTGTTGATTTGCGCTATAATCCCTTATCAATTGAAGAAGATTACTTTCTTCCTGTCCGTGGTGGAACCTCTAATTCTACAATTGAAACCCTAGCAGGTGGCACCTTTACTGGCGATATCGATGATGTAAAATATCTAAGAGATAAATTATTTTCCGCTCTCAAAATCCCTCAGTCTTATCTAGCTAGAGGAGAAGGTGGCGAAGAAGATAAAACAACTCTAGCACAGAAAGATATTCGTTTTGCTAGAACAATTCAGCGTCTTCAGAGAGCAGTTATAAGTGAATTAGAAAAGATTGGTGTTATTCATCTTTACACTCTTGGATATAGAGGAGACGACCTTTTAGGACATAAATTATATCTTAATAATCCTTCTCGTATAGCAGAACTCCAAGAGCTAGAATATTGGAAAACCAAGTTCGATGTTGCTAGTTCTGCTACTGAAAACTTCTTCTCTAAACGATGGATTGCTAAAAATCTATTTGGTCTTAGCGATGAAGAATTCCTTAAAAATCAGCGTGAACTCTTTTATGATAAGAGATTTTCTACGGCCCTTGAAGCAGTTGGTAGCGAAGGTGAAGAAACTGAAGGTGCTGGTGGTGATATTGGT